CTGAAGTTTTATATAAATGTGAAAATAACGATTGGAGGTAGATTACATGAGTGAACAAAAGAAGTATATGGACGTTGTAAGACTAGGACACCGTTCAACGATTGGCGTATTGAATGAAGGAGATCAAATTGTTATTCAAGAAAAGTTAGATGGTGCAAATGCCTCATTTAAAAGGGATGGAAATAGAATCTTAGCATTCTCTCGAAACACTCAATTGGATGAACACGAAACATTACGTGGCTTCTACCAATGGACACAAACATTAAATCCACTTGAGTTATTAGAGGGTGTGATATACTACGGTGAATGGCTAGTTAAACATAAACTAAATTATGGAAGTAATATGCAGCAATTTTATTTATTCGATATCTACAATGAATTCCTTGGAGAATATGTAGACTTTTTGATGGTTAAAGGTGAAGCTTCACGATTAAATATTAATTTAATTCCAGTATTTTATGAAGGTCAATATCAATCTTTTGAACACCTAATGTCATTTGTTGGTCAATCCCAATTAGGGAACGTTGGAGAAGGCGTGGTTGTCAAAAATGTTAACTATAAGGATCGGTTCGGTCATCAAAAATTCGTGAAATTAGTATCTGAAGGTTTTGCAGAAGTTCAAAAGCAAAAGTTACCCAAAGATCCTAATGCACCACAACCACCTGAATCTAAATTTGTTAACGAGTGTTTAACTAAGGCAAGAGTTGAAAAGTTGCTATATAAATTAGTAGATGAAGGTACTCTAGATGAACAGTTCAGTATTGAGGATATGGGAACAATTCTAAAGAATCTTGGTGGTAGAGTTTTTGAGGATATGATGAAAGAGGAATCAGACTCATTGCCACAAGAATATGATGAGAAGTTAATCCGAAAAGCAATCGGTGGAAAGTTAGCCCAGATTGTAAAATGTATTATCAGTGAGCGAGAATCGTTACAAAGCGCAGTCTAATATTCCAATCAAATAAACGATTTATGGGAATTTAATATAGATGTAAAAATATCATTTACAGTAATAAAAATATATGATAGTATAAGAAATGTAGAGAACAACTTGAAGGGTGGTGGTTGTGGAAAGGGGATCATGGAGATAGAGAATAGCATGAGACAGTAGAGATTAGATGAGGCAGCGAGATAAGACATAACATTAAACTATAATAAACTTGGAGGATTAAATACATATGAGTCAAGAACTAAGAAAAGCGATTAATAAGATTGAAGTAACTGGAGCAGTTAAAGAAAGTAAATTAAATAGTGGTAAAGGCGACAACGGTAATTACATCAATGGCTCATTAGTTATCAAAGCAGGAGAATTCACTGAAGTTGAAGTTAAAGTATTCGTAGCTGAAAAAACACAAGAAGGAAAAGTTAAAAAAGCATATGGCACATTGAAGCAAATCTTAGATAAAGATGTAAAAACAATGGCTGATGGAGCAAGTGAAGAAGAAGCTGTAAAAGTTCGTATTTGGGGAAATGGAGACTTTACGCCTCAATTCAGAGAAGAAATGTACGTTACTGAAAGCACTCCAGATGAAGTAACAACACGACTGTCTCTTGATTTGGGATTTGGTAATGTCACATTAGACGAAAGAATCACACCTGAAGATTACAAAGCTACATTCGATGTAGAATTGTTCATCGTAAAGATTGAAGAAGAGAAAAAAGCTGGAGAAGAAACAGGTCGAGTAGTTGTTAAAGGTTACACACCTGTTCATGGTGGCTCAGTAATTCCGGTTGAAATTGTTGCAGGTGTAGTTGAGGACGAAGATGAATCCTTTGACTTCGCTGAACAGATTCGTGGTAGCGTAGGCGAACAAACCACTATTAATCTCTGGGGTAACATTGACTATAGATCAATCATTGTCCAAGAGAAAAAGGGTGGTGGATTAGGTAAAGCCAAGATTGAGGAAAAGCGTACATATGTACATGACCTAGTAGCTACTGGTGGAGATATCATTGATGATGTAAACAAAGAGTTCGATGAAGAATTAATTCGTGCAGCAGTTGTTGAACGTGAGAATAAGAAACAAGAAGTGTTAACAAAGAGTAAAGAGAAAGACAAAGACAAGGATAAGAAGGGCAAAGGTTTAGGTGGTTCTGGTTCCAAAGATTCTAAAGGTGGAAAGAATAAGATTCCTTTCTAAGATATAATACAGCATTACATAACAGTGTCTACCTGCTTAAAGGTGGGTAGACACATATAAAATATACATTAACTAATTAAAATGAAATACATGGAGGTAATTTAAATATGGCATTTGATTTCTTAGATGTAGTTGAATCGGTAGTTTCTGAAGGATTAGAAGGCAAAATTATAATGGTTTTTGGTGGGAACAATCTAGGGAAATCATTCCAAGGCACAAAATTTCCTAAACCAATGTTCATTCCTTTAGAGCAAAATGGTTTGAATGCGATTGGTGGGGTTAAGAAGCTTAAAATCCATGACTGGGCAAGTTTTAAAGACTTTACCGCTACAATGGTGAAAGAAAAAGGAATGTATGATCGATTAGTTAGAAACAATGCTGACCTAACTAATAATAAATTTCACCAATTTAAACAAATCTGCGAAACGTTAGTAGTGGATAGTTTAACTGCATTAGGCAAGTCATGTGAAAAGTTTATTGTTGACGGAGCAGATGTTCAAGAATTAGGTGATATTGGACACGGAAAACTTTACAAACGTAATGAAAATGAATTCTATCGGGTAGTTAATGATTTTATGAATCTTGGTTTCACGGTTCTTTGGATTGCTCACGAAGATTTTATCACAATTGATAAAGAAGAAGATATTAAGAAAAGTGTTCCAAAGGGTGATTGGAAGCGAGTTGTAAAGCCAGTAATTGACCGTTGTGATGTTGTTGCATATCTTACATCCAATGGTGTAGATGAAAACGGTAAGGTTATTAAATCCAGTGCGTACTTAGCTGAAACTGAAGAATACTTCGCACGTAGCAAATGGGACAATATGGTTACATACCTTGAAGAGTTCACGGCAGAGAACCTTCAAAAAGCATTACAAGATGCAATCAATGAACAAAAGGAACAGGGCGAAAATGTTGGTTCATTTGAGGATCAGTTACAATCCAACACTACACCGGAAATTGGATTTGATGAGGCTAAATCTCAAATTCAATCATTGGCAGAACAAATCTATGCTCATGATGACGAAGACATTGATGGTGAAAATATGAAGCGATACTTTGCCATTGTTAAGGATCACCTTGGAGAAGATGCTACTGTTGCCGAATCTAAACCTAAACAAGTTGGTCAATTACGTTTAATCTTGTCCGAAGTACGAGACTTGGTTGAAGAATTAGGTCTGTAAATTTGAATATACAACAAAATAGAGGGATTTATTCCCTCTATTTTCATAATGGTGGTGATTGAATGGCTGTAATATGTCCTACTTGCAAGAAGAAGAATGAAAAAGAAGACACAATGAAAATCGGAAACAAGTATTATTGTATTGAATGTGGGGAAAAGCGAGAAGAAGAATTGAATAACAACAAAGACGGTTGGGATGAGTTATTTGAGTACATTTGTGAATTGTACAAAATTAAAAAACCAACTGGGATGATGTTTAAGCAAATTAAAGAGTTCCGCAATGAACCATATAAATATACCAATTGGGGAATGTTGGCTACATTAAAGTATTACCATGAGACATTAGATAATCCAGTGCTTGAAGATGCTGGAATTGGAATTATCCCCTACTACTATGACCGAACAGCAAAACATTACAACAAAAAATATCAAGTGGAAGAGTATATGGATAACTTTGAATCCGAAGAAGTGACGAAGACTGTTAGCATTAAGCCTTCAAGTAAAAAACGAAACCATATAAAACAGTTGTCGTTCAGCAGCATTGTTGAGGGGGAAGAGGATGGCGAACAATAAAACGATAAAAAAATATTACGATAAGCGTTCAGTGTGTCAGGTATTAGGTGTGTTGATGCAAGAACCCAACCGTATTAAAATGAGGGACTATTACCTTGAGCAAAAGGATTTCTGTATTGATCCACTTCATCAGATTATCTTCACCTGTATCTACAATTTAACGCATCAAGGGGTTAAAGAAATAACAATTGGTGAAATAGAAGGATACTTAGCCAACACAAACCCAGTTGAATACAGTAGGGTGTTTGAAAAGTATGATGGGCTTGAATGGATGAATAAGGTACTTGAGGATGCTACACCTCTAAACTTTGATTACCATTATAATAAAGTAAAGAAAATGTCTTTATTGAGAAGTTATCTCGAACAGGGCATCAATATTAGCCACATCTTAGACAAAGATGAGATTGACCCAAACTTAATTAAAGTCCAAGAGGAAATATTTGATAAGAAGACTCTGGAAGAAATCATGAAAGAAGTCGATGAGAGACATTTAGAAGCCAAACGAAGTTTCATTATTAAAGATGGCAATGAGAGTCGTAAAGCTGGTGACAATGCCAAGGAATTAAAGGAACAGATGAGTGAATCACCGTCTTATGGTTTAGGACTAGAAAGTGAATATCTTAACACTATTATGCGTGGTGCTTTAAAGGGTAAGTTTTTTCTTGAGACAAGAGATACCGGACAGGGCAAATCACGTATAGCGATAAAGCGTCTACTTAATTTTACTGCCCCTTTATTATGGAGCCATGATGAACAAGATTTTGTAGTAAATCCATGTGGAGGACATAGTGGGTTATACATTGGCACTGAAATGGACTTATATACAGAAATCGAACCAATGATGTGGGCTTTTATAAGTGGAGTTGAAGAAGATAAGATTGTTCATGGAAATTTGACTGATGAAGAGGATGAAAGGGTTCAGAAAGCGATTGAAATCCTTCAAGATACTAAATTGTTTCTCGAAGATGAACCTAACTTCGATTTAACTTATCTGTGGCATGTCGTTGAAGAATATAAAGTTAAACACGATATCTACGCTGTAGCATTAGATTACATAGAATTAACTAGTTCTCTTATGGCTGAATACTCAAAAGACACAAAAGGTATGGCTACAAGAGAAGATCAAGTGTTACTCAATTTATCTACTGGACTTAAAAACATAGCGAAGAAATTAGATGTGTGGGTCTTAGGTTTCACGCAGACAACAGATGAAGCACGTAGAGATGAAGTGCGTGACCAAAGGGCTGTTAAAGGCGCAAGATCTTTGCCAAATAAGGTTGACGTAGGTATGGTTACTTTCGAGCCTACAAAAAAAGAATTAGAGAAGTTGGAGCCAGTTATTGCAAAACAAAAAGGGATATTGAAAAATAAATATCCAAATGTTTGTTATTCCATCTATAAAAATCGAGGTGGGAAAATTAAAAAAGTTAAAGTTTGGGGTTATCAAAATCTAGGGAACATGGAGTACATTGATATGTTCTGTACCAATGACAATTATGAGCAAATCAATATAGACAAAACAAAAATACGAGTGGTTGATGATATGATTACCACCTCTTAAATGGAGGTGACTTTTGTTGATTGAAGCAGAAGACATCCTAAAATTAATTACAACTGAAGATGTAATTGATATATTAACTGATTTAGGCAGCGACTATCCGAGATCAGATAAGCAAGGCAATCTATACTTCACCACAATCTGCCACTGTGGAGACAGTAGGAAACTTGAGTATTTTACTGATAGCAAGTTTTTTCAATGCTATACGAATTGTGGCTCAATGAGCGTGTTCGATTTATTGATGAATGTCAATCACTGGACATTTGTTGAAGCACTAAACTACTTAGCAAAGTATAAAGGCATTAATCCAAATAAGAAGAAAATTGGACTCCAAGAAAAGAAATATCATAATGAAGACTTTGAGTTCTTAGATAAACACTTATACATACCGAAGAAACATGAGTTAGTAGAGTTACCCACGTTCAACAAAGATATTTTGAGATTATTCGATGATTACTATCCTGATGTTTGGGAAGAGGAGGGGATAAGCGAAGAGATAGCAAGGTATTTTGGGATTAAATTTTACTTTAATCAATACAAAGCAATTATTCCTCATCTTGATATCAATGGCAATCTTATTGGTATACGCAGCAGAAATTTCTTTCAGCATGAAGTTGATTCCGGTAAAAAGTATATGCCTATTACCATTCAGGGATTGACGTATAGATACCCAACAAACTTTAATATTTATGGCTTGGGTGAGAATAAAAATAACATACGTAAATTTAAAAAGGTTGTATTGTTCGAGAGTGAGAAGTCCGTGTGGAAATATGGATGTTTCTATGCTCAAGAAAACAACATTGCGGTTGCAAGTTTGGGGATGACATTATCTTTGTATCAACGTGACTTATTGTTGAATCAAGGTATTGAAGAATTAATTATATGCTACGACAAGCAGTATCTCGTTGAATATCTTGATGATAAAGACTCAAAAGAGTATAAGGAGTTTGTTAAATACATACGAAATTTAATTAAGATAACTAAAATGTTCATCAACTATTGTAATGTTTCATTGGTCTTATGTTGGGACAATTT